CACCTGCAGGAGCGCCTCCTTCAGGGGCACCAGCTTCAGGTCCCGGGGTGCCACCAGACGGGCCTGGTCCGAATGAAGGTATACCCCCGCCGCCGCCCGGCATAGCAGGTGCACCACCGCCACCAGGAGCTGCTCCGCCACCAGCAGTTAAGCCCTCTCGCCAGTTCGGTCCAGCATTAGTAATTTGATTAAGTTCAAATACAAATGCAGCATCTTTCTTCTGCCACTCTCTATTAGCTTTAACTTCTTCGTCAGTCCAGCCCATGAACTTTTTCAATGCGTAAGTCTTAGATACTGCTTCAGTACCAGTTAAATCAGAGAAAGATTTAAACTTAAGCTCTTCAATTTGAGCCTCTCTTGCTACATGGAAATAAGAAGGAGGGTTAAGTGTAATACTAACATCTGACTCTCTAAGTTTATATTGATCCCAAAGGCCTTTTAACTTTAAATGTGTAATGAAGGTTTCTTTGATAGTTGAAGCAAACTGACGCTGTAATCTAATAATAAGCTTAGCAAATTTAAGTTCTTCTCTAAGAATTTCTGCACCATCAGCAAATTTAGTTTCAGGATTAAGACGGCTTGTAGGTACTCTTAATGCTTTATAGAGTTTGTTAACAAAATAGTTAAGATCATCTAGCTGACCTAAATTTTGGCCTCCCGCTAAAGTGGTTACATCGGTGCCGGAGCCATCTGGGCGTTTAGCAAACCAATAACTATCTAACATGCTCTGCGGGTCGTAAACATTAATAGAATTACCTTGTGTAGAATCATATGTTCTACGAGACCAGTAGGACTGCATTAAGCGTTTAATATAAGCTTCTGCCTTAGGGGCAGGCATATTACCTACGTCTACTTTAAATACTAAACGCTCTGGCGCTCTTACTAAACGATAAACAACAATACTATCTTCAATAAGAGAAAGTTGCTTATATGCTCTACGAGCTATTTCTATATAAGGAAGACGAATAGTTTTGTGCTCATTCCAGGTGCCAGAATGAAAATAAGTTACTTGATGGCGGTCTAAAGGTATAAGTTCTTGTTTAGCGGTGTAACGATTATTTGTAGAAGTGTCAATTACAGGTTTACGTAGCATAAACCCCTTTATTAACATGTTTTGTACGTTATCGTAAATAGGGTTAATGTGCTCAGTGGGAATTTGAACTACCCCAATAACACCTGCGTCTTTTTTCTTCTCATTAATTACATTCTCAAAAAAGAGCTCAGCATCTATCAATATAGCTCTAAAATATTCAAATCCCTTATTTTCGAGATTAAACATTTCTACAATCTGACTAAAATTTTTCTGTAATTCTTTTACAATAATTTCATCTTTGCTATCTGCAACTTTTAAATTAGCGTACTTACCTCTTTCGTCTTTTACTAGCATTTCATCGCAAATTTCATCTAGAGCAGCACTAATTTCTGCATAAGAAGCCATAATACGATAATCCGCTAGTCTTTTTGGTTTATCGGTATCAATTAAAGCGTAAAGAAAATCATGATAGGATTTATTAATAACAATACCATCTAAAGTAGGTATGTTAACGTTATTTTTGTCGTGAGATGTTGAAACTGCTTGGTTATAAAGCTTTTCTTTAGCAGAAGAACTTACCTGATAGAAGGTTTCAAATTTAGGGTTAAGACTTTTAATATCCGTAATAACCTGTGTATTACTTGTATAAGGAAGCTTACTTACAAAGCTATCAAAAGCTTTAGTAAAAAAATTAGGTTTTACGTCGTCGGCCATTTAGAATATTTACAATTACGTTCTTATTATAAACTATATTTTTAATATTACCAATTCTTAATTGCTAATTTAATTTATGTTATGTTTATTGTTAAGTAGTGGTAGGGGTAGGGGTTGTGGTAGAGGTAGGCGATGGGGTAGGGGTTAAGGTTGTAGTAGTACTAGGGGTTGGAGTGGTAGTCGGTGTTGTAGTATTAGTAGGTGTTACTGTAGGTGTTGGGGTAGGGGATGGAGACGGAAAAAACCATTTATTAATTAAGTACTGAGAAGATTCTTGTATTTCAAGTGTTGTTAAAATTCTGTTATACACTAATACTTCAAATATATCCCCGACAAATGATCCTTTTGCAGGTAATAAACCACCAACTCCAAAATAACCTTGGTCTTTAGTAAGAGAAAAATTCCCTGTAAGAGTTGAATTAGTATAAAACTCTCCTGAATTAGCTGAAGTGAAAGTAGAGCTTATAACATAAGGCTTATCCAGCTCCATTGCGCTAGTAGATTGAGTAGTTACTGTTCCGCCATAAGTACCCCAGTTAGTAAAGCTTAAATCATTATTATTATCAGTTATAGCTAATATTGTAGCTCCGCATCTGTTATAATTATACCATGAACTATACAGCCCCATCCATGTATTGTTCCAAGCCGGGCCACCTCGGCGTGCGCAAATTAATACGGTTAAATTTGTATAATTAAGATAATTTAAAATATTTCTTGGTGTTAAAACCCCAGTTTTAAACCGAAAAGCCGGTTTATCATATAAAGCATCGTATTTAAGAATACAATCATACCCGTCAATACCATACCACCCTGCTGAATCAACAGTGTCTGGTAAAAACGCACCCACTATATTTTGTCCATCAACAAACTGCCCTGAATTTTGTACATACTGGGCGTCTAATTGATTAACTAATCCTTGAGTTACTAAAGGCATAAATTAAACAACTTGTATACCCGACACATAAGGGTATTGTGTGGTAAAATTGGGGTTATATGAACCAGTTGATAATTTTGTATAGCCAGCGTCGTTAACAACTATAATATCAAAAAAGCCTGTTGCGCTTGGAGCTTGGTAAGTTATAGTCATTTTATTATCACTAACCACGTAATAATCTAGCGCTGCTGCTACCCCTGTTAAGGCTGGGTACGAGGCTGAGAGACTAGTTGAAGCTGAAAAAGGATTAATAGTGGTTGTGTTTGCGAACATACCTGAACTACCGCTGAGATATACATTATTAGTATGGGTGTACATATCTCCATATATCTCTACTGTACCTGATAGAGATCTTGGCGCAAACCAAGTTGAGCTATACGCTACAACAGGAACAGCTGAAATAGTAAAAGATTCAGTTAATTCAGGATTGACTAAATAATCTATATTTTGCGGGGTAGGTGTACCCGAAACAGGGTAAAAATTTGTATCAATTTTAAATATTCTACCTACAGGGTTTGCATCATACTTAAATAGCCACCCCTTAATTGTGAAGCTTGTGTCGCAAATAACTCGAGTCGGTTGAGTGCTTTGCTGTTCAATGGGGTAAGTCATTGCAAGACTGCCACTCCATAAAACTTCTGAGCGTATTTCTAGACCCGGCATTCCATCTCTTGTCCACGAAATAATAAAATAAGGGTCGCTATATGGAACAAAATTACTAAGAATTTGATCCATATCTGTTTGAAATCTAGTTAATATACTAACGCTAACTTCTATGTTAACCGGGACCGGTTGTAAGTTTTTATCTGAAAAACTAGTATTATAAACAGAAGTAGTAGTATTAGTCCAATATTGCCCTTCAAGTTTATTAAAAACTCTATTATTATCTCTACTTATAGCTGTAATCCAAAAAGAAATAGCCGGTAAGGTAATATGCTGCGCTTTGTTAACTAAATCATGCAACACTCTCTGCTTAGGGGCATACACATATCTAACAGCGACGTTATTACCAGCAACGCGTGCATTATCATACCGTTTTACTATAGCCCCGTCAAAGGCCTGTAAAAATTGGGTTAATAAATCCTTTACTTCCCAGTGAAATGTATACTTCTGCACATTATTACTTACATTATACGGTCTAAGAAGTGTTTAGGTAAAATATGTCTATTTTCTATAATAGTTTTAGCTGAAACACCATCTAATATATAGGTTATACTTTCATCCTCTGCACTTCGTGTGCACCGACCACAAGCTTGAATAAGAGAGATAAACATTTTCATTTTATACCATTTTGGATCTACTTCGAAGAGTTTTTTTATTCTCTTACTTGCTAAAGACGGATACGGCATCTTTATAATAACTTGCCATTTACCTAAATCCCCTTTAAGATCTAGACCCATAGTAAGAGAAGGACTTACGAGAACGGTATCGTCCTTACGAATGCCGTGTTCTTTAATAATAGTTTCGTTAGTAGTACCTTCTTCTCTGTATAAAAAGCGTTTACCCTTAAGCCTCTTTTGCACAGCTTGGGTAATATTGAAAGAATGAGTATGTATAATACCCTTCTCGCCTTTATGACTTTCAGCGATAGTGTGTGCAATTTCAACTACATTAGGTAGGTGAGTATCTAGAGTTTTGTAATTAAGAGGGTATTTGCTATGACAATAAATAGGGCTCTTCTTAGGATCAAAAGTAGAGTCAAACTCAACATACTCAAAATCTTTAATACCTAATGTTTTTGCAAAAATATTCTTATCTACTATAGTCGCGCTCATCAATACAATAACGTCCGCGTAATCAAACAAACAATGTGTAAGAGTGTCAATTTTAAGCGGTGTAAAGATAGCTTTTTCCACGTCTTTTTCAATTATATACTGAGTTTTATCCCAATGATCAATAATGTTAATAATTGACTCGTAAAGGTCCTTTCTAAACTGCTGTTTAATAAGTTCTATTTTATTATTTTCATATCGAGCGCGTCCTTTATGCGCTTCAATAACTTCTTTTACAGACTCAGCAAGATCAGTCAACCAACCAAGCGCTTTAGCAGGCGTTTCACTAGTTAATTTATCATATTCAATTCCATTAACAGTTAATCGCTTGTAATCAATAACAGCTGAGTAGTATTTTACTATTTCGTCTTCTAGCTCTGAACATTCGTCTGCAACAATTATTTGTCGCTTTTTAAGATGGTCAGGTAGATTAAAAAATGAAGCGTAATTTAGTACCGTGAAGTTTTCAATTAATGCGCTATTACGCGCTTCATAGTACGGACAGCAATGTTGATCCCAGCATTCTTTTTTCTGCGCTGGAGCAATCAAACACGGAGCGTGCTCTGTAGTAAAGCTAGTATCGACTTCACACTGGTAATTACTCTTACCTTTAAAAATAGAAGACTCATTAAATAAGTCTTTATACTGATTCTGCAATGCTTTAGTGGTAGTAAGAGCAAACAGCCCGTGAGACGGCAACTTCGCTATAGCTCCAGCGTAGTCTTCGTCATAAGCATGGTAATTAAATACTAGCTGCTCATAATCTTTATGACAGCAATTAGTAGTATTTGAAAGCGTCTTACTAATAAACGACTTACCTGAACCAGTCGGTGCTTGAACTATAATAAATTTTGCGCCTTTATTGACAGCGGCTTCTATTTTTTCTAAGCCCTGTACCTGGTGGCTCCTTGGTGTAAAGCCGGCAGGAAAATACTCTATCAAAGGCTTAGTAAGTTTCATCAGCCTTACATAATAGAGTAGGTTACAATTAATTCAATTTATTAATTGCAAGTACTGCGTTATAAAATTTGCTGTTTTTAATTTTCGATGTTGATTTTAAATTTACCAGTAATTCAAAATCTTGCTCAGCTAAAGTTTCAAGCCGATAATCAAAAATAATTTGATTATTTTTTTCTTCTAGAGCAAAAGGAAACGGCACTTCAAAAGTTTCTCTCTTTTTTTCAGTGTTAACAATAAAAGCAATGTAACAGCCAGACAAACGATAATTGATAAGCTTACCTTTTTTGTAGGGTTTGTTTTTTAAAGAAAATATTACATCTTTAAGAAAGTAAGGTTTAATAGCTTTATCTAAATTATCATACATATTATTTGTCCATAAACTGTTGTTTATCAGTTGCAGACATCTTACTTAATACCTCACTGAAGTATTTCCAGAACTCATCCGGAGGGGTTGTCGGTATAACACTAACCACCTCTACGGATTCTGAAGGTACTAGCCTGTAATCTTGCATAAATATATCCCATGTCAGTACTAATCCTTTTTGTTGAGGATTAAACTTAAGTCTACCTGAAGCAGGTTTAAAATTTAATGCTACTCTCCCTTCTGTACTATTTAAGAGTAAAGTATCATTAGTTGCAAGCATTCTACGGGTAGGGGGTGAGCCGGCAATAGGACGACGCCGTAGAAATCTAAGTTCTACGGCGTTTTTATTAAGTAAAGCTGTTAAAGCTGTTTGGGATACTCTCATTTAGTTTCTTCAGGCTCAGCAACACCAAAAATACGGTCTTCGTTTAAGAAGACGATATGTCTAAGATTATTTATGTTGCTAGCCTTTAGACCAAATGTGCTCGGAAAAATAACGTGCTGGCCTGGTTTAACTTTAGCACGAGGACCTGCTAAAAGCACTTTTGCAACACGCCAAGCTTGCTGAGTAACATTGATAGGTACAAAAATCCCGCCACGCATAATTTGCGTGCCATCTTCGTTAGTATCAGCAAATTGACACATTAAAATGTCGTCTAATACAGCGGTCAAGCGCCAACTAGCAAGATTAAGATCACTACCGGTATAGTCCTCGAGTCGCACCATACCTTTAGTCAAATTAGTACCCACGTCTTCATAAGCCTGAAACGCTTTTTCGCGATCAGACTTACTCATATCTTTTGTTGCTTTTTCTAAAGCGATTTCACTTTTTTTCATTTGGTAAATTTAAATTAAATTGTTCTATATACAAACTTACCTCTCTACTGGAAATTTCAAGATTGTTAGCAACTTTTTGTATAGTTTGTTTTTGTACGGATTTACTTTCAGTATCTTTCTTCTTCTTTATGTAATTAATACGTTTAAATCTAGTTTTAGGTACAACACTATGTAGATAGTTAAACCATTCAGAATTACTCTGTAACGTAGACCAATGAACATTGCTTGTCTGGTTAAGCAATACAGTTACTTCAGGGGAGTACATACTGCACCATCGCTGCACCAGATACGGCTGAAATTCAGAGTTTTCATCTAAATTAGCCGTATCTGGAGTCTTAGTTTTAAATAAAATCTTATTTAAAAAATCAAACATTAAACGATAACTTTAGTGGTAGCAATAAAAATATTATCTACCATGCTATAAAACTGATGCATTACTTCATTTTGGAATTTTACGGTCTGTTCGGGAGAGAGGTTAGTACTAAATGCAAAGGCGGGGGCCTTTTTACCTGCAAGAATGTTAATACCGGTATGACCGATAGCTACATTTTCTTTAGAATAGGTAATGCTCACAGATGCTTTGCCTTTAGTCTGATGAATACCTCCTTGATTATGATCTGCATGGATCATGATATCGTCTCCTTTCATCTCAATAGTCTTATTGATTTGCTTATAAAGAATATTAGCAATAGAAGTGTTAAACAGTCGCTGAAAGCATACAGCCCCAAAAGGATCTAGGTTAGGGATCTCCCAGCAAAAATTTACCATAGATTCGCTATAAATGTAATCTTTTTCGAGTGAATCCTCTAAGTCAATAAGATTCAAAGTAACTTCTACTGGAGCTACAAAAGAAACAATATTACCAATAGGTAGAGTCTTGTCTCTAAAATACTTGTAAGCAAAACGCTTATGAATAAAAGAACCGTCGTATATTTTTTGATCGTTAATAATCATAGTGATATTATACTATTAAATTAAATATTTTCCATTCTTAACTTTGTCTAAAAACCATACTTGGCCTGAAAGCCATTCATCAGTAAAAGAGCGAAGACCGTGAGAGTTATGTACAACGTTTATGTCTACTGTACCTAATTTTAATTTTTTGCTGTTACACGTTAAGCTAAAATCTATATCGTAAAAATGAGCTACGCAAGGGTTAGATTCATCGAAAAATGCCCCGGCTTGATACACTCGCTTAGAATTAAAAGCTAGAAATAGCCCATCAAGTATAAGAACTCTTCCGTGTTTACCAAAATAGGTAACAAATGTACCGCTGCCTCCGTCTGATACATGACTAACTTTACCTCTATGGTCTTCTTTAGAGCTCATTAGGTGCCACAGACACGGCTCAGAAATTTTTGCACTTGAAGTGCCTGCTAGACCGATTACATCATATTTTTCTAAATTGTTATTTATTTTTTCTAACCACCCCTCATCGTTTATCAAAACATCATCATGAACAAATACAACATTATAGTCTTCGTCTTTTATCCACTCATTATATTTTTTAGGTAGAGGTTTTGTATTAGAAAATATCTTTACGCACTCTATTTCTTTCAAACGCGGAGATTTTAAAATATGATATTTACCGTATCTCTCATTAAGTTCTTTTTCGTTCAAAACTTGAGAACAAAACACTAAAACTGTTTTTTTCATTAATCGGTAATAATATCGCTTTGAGGTAAATTAGAAAATTTTTCGCAAAGAAGTGCGGTAATCTTATCAGGTACAATAGGTGTGTCTTTATAAAGATAGATATTATGCAAATTGGGTTTATCGAATTTAACATTAAGACTTTCAGCTAAATTTACCATTTTAATTCTTTGAGCATCAGTATGTTCTGAGCATACGTCGGTGCCTGCAGTAAACAGCAAAGACTCTATAATTAATTGGACTTCTTCTAAATTAAAATTAATACTCTTCATTTCAAGAGTATTTTAAAATATAATTTTATTAAATCTACTTACTTTTTTTAACCGGTGCAGGGTTAGTCACATTAACCTGATCGAGTTTTTCTAATACTTGTTGTAACAATTCATCGTGTTTATTAGATGTAAAATGTATAACAAGAGAAGTAAGACTGGATAATAAAGCAGCTACGACTACTGCTTTAAACTGCCAAGACAAATTTGTGCTCTCTAAATTAGTTTTTTTTATGTTGTCCACGCTTTCGGTTAAATCGTTTAATTGTGCAGTAAGTTTAACATCTAAATGAGATATTTCATTATGAAGAGTTGCAACCTGTTGTATAAGACTTGGTTGACCATTACCGTCCCGTACTAATTTGCTAATAGTTTGGAGTTCACTTTTTACGTTAACTATATCTCTATTAATATAATCAATTGCTTCATTACCCATACATATATTTATAAAATAAAGTAGGGAGAATTAAAGTTATAACTCTTGATGTATTTTATTTTTGCGTCTCGTGTGTAAAGATTATTATATTTTATATTAAAAAGCATTTTTTCTTCAAGTGGCTCGCTATTTTCAAACTCTGTTGAAGAAAAGTCTCCAGTAATCCAGTTTACGAATAACGTACATGAATTACGAACTAAATAGAGATTCTTAGTACGTGTATTAAACGCCCAAAACGCAAATGTACCTTCTAGTTTTTCGGGACCATTTTCTATACCAAACACATCTAACATACGAGGAATAATGCAGCTATCTGTTTTTCCTGCAAAATCTTCTTCAGGATAGTGTTGTTTAGTTAATTTTTCAAAATTACTAATAATACCGTTATGAGCTACAGCCCAGTCTTTATAGAAAAAAGGGTGATTATTGTCTTCTTCAAAACCTTTAGTTTCTACAGTAGGTCCTCGCGAATGGTAAAGATAATATATTTTAGTGTAGTTATTTGAACTAAACGGCGTTTTAAAATCCCCTAAAACTTTTTTATAGGCCTGCACCCCTGTATCATCTAGTAACATAGAACCAGAGCTATAAAAGCCTCTATTAAGGTTATCTTTATAGAGTTTATACGCTCTATCTTTATCAGTTGAGCCTGCAATACCGCACATAACTTAGTATGGCTTACAATCAAATTTACTCCACGGTATTTCTTTTGCGTATTTAATTGGGTCTATAGTTTTATTATCTATAAAAGCTTTAATACGCGCTGCGCATGATACGCATTCCCCGCAGGCTACTTCTTTACCTTCATAACAAGTATGGGTATGTGCAAAATTAACATTCAAATCAATACCTTCTTTTACAACTCGATCTTTAGACCACGTCATGAATGGAGCATTTACTTTAATTGTATTTTTACGGTTAAGATTATATACATCATTGACTTTGTTTAGGAACAAAGAAGTACAGTCCCAATAACCAGAAAAGTCATCCGTTTGCACAGCCCCGTAAAATAAATCATTAGCTCCAATACTTTCAGCCCAGCCCGCAGCGGTTGTTAAAAGCAAAAGATTTCTAAAAGGTACATAACTCAAAGGCTGGGCGTTACCGATATCTTCTCGAGCCTTAGGAATCTTAAGATCAGTATTAGTAAGAGCGGACATTTTGGATATCTCTCTAAAGAAATCCATATTGATGAGTTTATGTTCAGTCACGCCTACGTTTAGAGCTTGTGTTTTTGCACAATCAACTTCTCGGATAATCCGTTGCCCGTAATTAAATGTAATAGCATACACTTCATTGTATGCAAGTCGTTTTGTAACATGGTGTAAAAGAATAGTACTATCCATGCCACCTGAAAGGATGACGAGCGCTTTAGACATATGTTTATAATAAAATATAACCTTAGAAATTCAAATGTTTTTGATAAATAATAGTATTATGTCAAAGTTTGCAAATACATTTCTTAAATCCCTTAACGAAGAAGCTGAAAAACTTCATGGCGGACAAAAAAATATCGATGTAGCAGCTCCTAAAGGCAAAATTACAGGTGCAGATTTTGCGGCTCTTCGCAAAAAGAAAGGTCTAAAGAAAGAAGGCGGTGGCGGCGGTGGCGGTGGTGGTGGCGGCGGAGGCGGGGGTGGCGGTGGTGGTGGAGGTGGAGGTGGTGGCTCATGGGAAGAAAGTGGTCGTATGAAACGAGGATTAAAGAAAGAAGAAGCAGAAGGCAATGCATTCAGCAAAGCCGTACAAGACGCAAAAGCGGCTGGCAAAAAACCAGGAGATAAAATTAAAGTAGGGGATAAGGACGTAACTCTTCGCGAAAAAAATAAAATGGCGGATAAAAAGAAAAAAGCTATGAAGGAGAATTATGAAATGGAAGCGGCGCCAGCTCCTTCAGGTGGGGAAATGTCTGATGAAGAAGCGTATAAGCGTTCGCTAGACAAAGGCACTAACCCTAGAGACTTTGATGTAGCAGACAATCCTCAGCTTAAAGTGGACTCCTCAGGGGTTGACGCGGCGCGTAATTGGATTTCTAAATTAGAAGAAATGGCTGACTTTGTAAACGGTACTGGACCGGAAAGCCTTAACTCTCAAATCAATCAACTTGAAATTAAAAACTCAATACCGTTTCGCGGAGTTGTTCGTCGGGAAGAAAAACGTATTACTAAATTAGCAGAAAACCTCCGCGGTTTAGCAGAGGTCTTCAAATCAGTCGTAATTACTTCTGAAAAGAAAGTTAAAGACGCTTCTACCCCTCGTTAACGTTTAATTCATTAATAGCTTTAAAGGTCTCAGGAAATAACCCTTCGAGGCCTTTTTTTATGTCTAGAGCTATTTCTCTATGCTCTTTTTGTGTGCCCTCCGCGCAACGAAGATCAAGATAGTGAATCCAGCTACGCAAAGTACCTGACATATAGATTCTTGTTTGGGTATTCAGAGGTAGTATGATTCTTGCACATTCTTTTGCAATACCTTTTTCAATTAATGCATTATACGCAGCTAATGACGTTTCCTGCGCGACTTTAACAATTTCTTGAAGTTCAGGAGATAGTACAACAGGATCATCTCCTACCTGTCTGTTTGTTTTTCCTTGCATTCTCCACTCTGGCGCTTCAAGCCTTGTGGCTGTAGCATATCTCTGGCTAAACTCCTGAAACGTAAATGATCTATGGCGTAGAATTTGTGCAGCAATAGCTCTAGACGTCCAAATCTCAAAAGTACAACTTACATGCTCAAAGGGGCTCCAATGCTTATGCTTAATAAGATAGCGAATAAGCTTATGACCGGTTTCGGTGTTCATCTGGTTAGCCGGATTACTTACCCGGGCTATATACACTATAAATTGCTCCGGAGTCATATTGAAATGGCCGTTACCGGGGTGAGGGTTCCTGAAACCTTCAGGAACCATAGGGACAAACGGCTGAGTGATTGCGATTAATTTTGTTTGCATTTGATTTGTGAAAATTTAATTAAACCTTTCATACCTGTATACGTATGCTTAACTATTATATTCCAATCTAGTTCATCTTGCTTGGTGTGCACGCATAAATCGTTAATATCTTTAAACCTTTCGAGACCAGCTGGCCATAGAAAAACTTTTTCTCCTTTATCTAAAAGAGACTTAGTAACATCGTAAGAAGTGCTATCCACCCATTGATTATCAGGTACATATACTAAAGTGTGCATAGGGAACAACGTTTGCAGACGCTCTACCTGGCCTTCAGTAGGGTTAATACCAGCCAAGGCTACACTATTGCGTAAAAACATGGCGTCAATAGGGCCTTCCTGTAAAAATATATACTCAATATCAGGTATAATCTTATCTATATTAAATATACCTTTATCTGAATTGGCTTTAGATAAATACTTAGCTCTATCCTCGTCTACCTTATAAAGAGCGCGAGATTGATAAAATTCTATTTTAGCGCCTCCGTTGGGGCTGTAAAACGGAAACACGACTCTATTCTTGTGCGTGTAATCTGTTAAACTTAACCACAAAGCTTTAGGACGATTAACAGCAGTATTGAGCCTTCTTTTGTTAATGAAATCTAAAGCGTCTTTGACTGTTACATTTGCGCTATAAAATGAAGTTTGATTATTATCAAATAAATTTATACTGTCATCGGGCAAACTCTTAGGGTTATATTTTTTGTATACAGAAGAGCGTTTAATAATATCTTCTATGGTGTCTGTCCGCAATTCGGACTCTGCAAGTATATCTTTTAAAGATAGACCTGTCTGTTCTTTTACAAAACTAAACCCGTCAGTACTAGCCCCGCAATTATGACAGTAAAGATGATCTTCTTCAGGTATATAAAAAAACCGTCTCTTTTTGCCAGTGCTTTTTCCTTCATGGCAGTACGGACACTCCCCGTTATATGTACCGGTAGTTTTTTTGAATACTGGACGTTTGCAGTATTGAAAAAAAGTATTGATAACTAAATTTTGAGATATTTGCACAGGTAAGTAACTATAGTATATGGCCTACCCTAAAAATAACAAGTACTTTCAGGGGCTATACACCCCAATAAATAAAGACAAATACAAAGGCAGTACAAATCCATCCTACAGGTCTTCATTAGAAAAAAACTTTTTCTTATATTTTGATAAAAATCCAAACGTAGTTGCTTGGGCCAGCGAATCAATAGTTATACCTTATTACAACGATGTAGATAAAAAAGTGCACAAATATTATATAGATCTTATAGCTGCAATAAAGAACCCAAACGGGGAAGTACAAAAGTATTTAATTGAATTAAAACCATACGCACAGACCCAGCCACCTAAGCAGTCTAACAAAAAGAAAAGTAGTACAGTATTGTATGAAAACTTAATGTACCATCAAAATCAGTGCAAATGGAAAGCCGCGCACGAATACGCGGCTAAAAAAGGTATGAAATTTATTATACTAACCGAAAAATTTCTTACAATTCATTAGGATCAAATGTGCTGTCTAGATCCTCTTCGTCATCATAATCGCGACGCATCATACGGTCATATTTGCTAGAAAGTTCATCTTTACCAAGCTTGTCAATATCAGACAAAGAAGGTTCTTCTGGCCCTAATTCTCCTGCGCCTGGCTCCATTGAGGTTTCTTGATCAACAATTGCTTTAACTACTGCTGGGTCAAGATTAAGAGGGGTCTCTTCAGTGCTATCGATTGCAATTGCATCAATAATTTCATCGACTGACGCATCTGGGTTATGCGCGATATAGTCCGCGACAGCAAGACGGGTGCGTTCAGTAGCCGGATCTTTACTTAAAGTGCTGATTTCTGGCTCAGCAGACGGCTTGGAAATAGGGCCTGTAGCTCCAAGTCCAGCTTTCTTGTCTCGTTGCATTTTATAAAACTTATAATGTGGTACTCCAGGATTTTCTACTTTCCACTTTTGGAATTCTGGATTAGGCTTACGAGCTTCCGGCATGAAGTTCTCGTTAATTTGATTCGCGAGTTTGTCAAATTTCATAATAAGTATGTTATTACTTATTACTTTTTGTGCAAGTTTTTATTGGATAATCCTAGTTGTTCTGAAAGAAAAGCTTGTTCATTAATGTCTTTAGTGATAAGGCTTTCGCTTTCCCCATAGAATTCACACTTCTCATTAATATACATTTTTAACATAGCTATTCTTTCTAGCGGATTACCGTAGATCGGTATAATCGGCGGGCAGTCTTCATTATCGAAGAATTTAGAGCCGCCTTTTTGCCATGCTTTGTATAGCATTTCAAATAACACACCTATTTCCCCTCTATAAACCGGATCAATATCTCTATGCTCTTTAACAGTTAAAGTTACATCATTTTCTCTAACTAAAGGAAGATAAAATAAAACAGAATAAAATTTAAGCGCATGTCTAACCGTAATTACGCATTTGTCAATAAAAGCTTCATCAATATCCGAAGTTTGTTTATCGTATAACCATAAAGAGTAAACCAAATTATCTAGAGGGGTACGGTCGAAAATCATTTTTTTAGATCCAACATTACCCATAGCTTCGTCAACAAGAAAATTAAGTATCGCTTCCTGAGACTCTTTAGTACCGTGCTTATTAATCGGTAGATTCTTTTCTTTAATTAAATCTCTATAAGTCTTAGTAGGGCGCTGCAACTGAGGCCATTGTAAAGTCATATCCTCAATAAGAGTACTCTTACCCACACATTGTGTACCAATAACCCCTATCTTTTTTAATTTTGTCATTCTAACGACTTAGGCTTTTCCGTATCATTATCAACGTAGTCTAAATGGGCATTTTCAGGTGGAAAATACCCAATACCTTTTGTAAAAAGCTCGAACTGTTCGATAAGCTCGGTAAGATTTACATCTCCGCTTAAAACTATCTCAAGCTTGCGCGGTACACTACTACAACTTTCTAAAGTAGGGGATTGCTCAACTTCGTATATAAATTTAATTACGGTTTTCATTTATATAATTTCTTCCGCTATACCAATAATTTCAGCCAAAATCAATAATAGCCCGCCAGCAACTATATTACCCCCTATAAAAGCCGCCCCTGCAATAATACGCAGTATACTTTTAATAATACTAAGCTTAAAATGCCATTCTGGATTAGGTGCTTCCATAATTTTATACCTTTAAGGCTTTGTCCCAGATTTGCAAATGCATACGATTGCTAAATTTGAAACAATACTTCTTGCATATCTCAGCTACCACCGGACCGACTTTAAGTAGTTCCTCTCGAGAGCCGCACATAGGCATAATCCAGACTAACTCGCTAGGTACCGCAACATCAGGATTGTTTACGTACTTTTCTAGTACTTCAGTAAGATCAGATTCTTGCTTAGCAACAAATTTAAAGCACGCTCTCTTATCAACAAGATTACGAAGTACATCTGGTTTAAAACGCTTTTCTTCAGGGTCTCCGTTACTAGAGAGTTTAGGGGACGTGGTATAGGATACAACGCAACCTAGTTGATGCCACATTTCATCTGGCATGATAGTACCATTAGTTTCAAAGTCAATTTTAAGTACCGGCTCTTGAGGCTCTGCAGCCATAAAGTCGAATTCGTTTTCTAAGTTAAAAAAACCCCAGCGGTCTATAATGAATCTAACAAACTCAATAAGATTCTTTTGTTGAATAAAAGGCTCTCCACCGGTAAGCTTGAGAATAGCGCCCTGCTTAAGCATCTCATGATAGTCATGCTTTTCAAAAAGCTGGGCTATTTCTTCAAAAGTCATTCTGTTCTTTTTAGACCAGCTTACATAACTATCACAACCGAAAGGAGCATCCTCACTCTTAAACCCAATACAAGTGAGGTTGCACATAGATAGTCTCATAAACACAGAAGGATAACCGATGTATCGGCCTTCCCCCTCGAGAGTATAAAAGACAAAATCGTCAGAAAGAAAAAGAGTTTTATCAGCGCTCATAGTTAGATATTAAAGTACTTTTGATAAATTGCACTGTTTTGTTCGTGCT